GGTGCCAGTTCAAGACAAAACTGTTGTGGTGGACAGTCGTAGTTATGGGGAGGCGCACCTCACCAAGTTCCTACGATTGAAATAAGTTTCTGGTAAACGTCCTGATAGCTGTCAGGACGTTTTTTTTGTTGTATAGCAAAACCCGCTGGAAGTAGAGAGCCAGCGGGTTTTTCTGTTTGAAGAGGTTGGCAATCTGAAATTGATGACCTCTTGTAGACAGAACAACTACACTGGCTGCATTGAAAGATATAGCTCAATCCGACTCAATAGCGAGAATTATAGGAGTGACGGAGATTAGCTAGAACAATCAAAGCAAATATGTCAGAAAATGATCTTTAACAATTAGGGCATCAATAAACTATTAGCGGCTGTGTCGGTGGGTGCGTCTCGTGAGTATCTATAAATTTAAGAAAAGCCGCCACCCACTAACTCAGTCGCTAAGCGAACAATAAAGGAGAAATAAAATGAAAAATAATACAAAAAATACCAACGAATCAAAGAAGAATAATATCAACTGGAAGCAATTGTTTGAAAAAGCTAAATCAATCTTATTAATTATCATGATTACTGCCGCTATAGCATTTTACGCGGGTATTCAATATCAGATTAACAAGACAGAGGAAGTGGATAATAAGGTCCGTCAAGCAACATTACAGTTAAAAAAGTAACTCGGAAGTCCGCAGCTATTTCCGAGATAGATAAAAGCGCTGCAAAGACAGATCCGAAAGTCGAACCAACCGTGCCGCAACCAAAACCAGTTGCGGTATCGGGCTGCGAATTGGTTCGACGGGAACTGTCAAAATATTCAGGATGGGATGTTAGTCTAATGCTAGCTATCGCTAAGGCTGAGAATAGAAGCTGTAACCCGCTTAATCATAATCTTACCAACTCTGAGAATCACGGAGTATGTGTTGGTAGCTATGGTGTATTGCAGGTTGGCTGTCTGCATTTTCAACCTCACGATGATAGGAACGACACCGCAACAGTTGTAAGAGTTGCTTATCGAGTTTGGCAGTCTCAAGGCTATAAAGCATGGACTACATATCGCACAGGGGCGTATAAGGAGAATCTATAATGGCTGATAAACAAAGTTTACTAGCTGGAGTGAAGCTAGAGTACGAAAGACTAGAAAGTGAAGACTACTTAATAAAACGTCTTCGCAATTGGCGCAATCGTATGCGTCGTAAACAAAAGGACAAGCAGTAATGTATATAAGAGCAACTCACAAGAAGTTTGACTTAGAAAGCATCAAGGCTGTAGCTACTTGTCCAGAGTGTAAATCTAAGCACCTCATGATATCCAGAGGAAGACTCACTTGTCGTAATTGTGGTGCTGAGATAGGTAGACTTGGTAAGACTAATAAATACGGTGCTAAGCGCACTGAGATGAATGGTAAGATATATGATTCAAAGTTTGAAGCACAAGTAGCCGCCGAGCTAGAAATTGAAAAGAATCTCGGCCAGATAAAAGATTATGACACTCAATACAGAATAGAAGGTTGGGTCTATGACGAAAATGGCAATCCAGCATTCCCATATCGTCACAAAGTAGACTTTAGAATACATAATCTAGACGGATCATTCACTTTACGTGAAGCAAAAGGCGTAGAAACTGATGACTATAAATGGCGTCGTAAGATCCTAGAGAAGGTGTGGCTACCAGCCCACCCTGAATATACATATGAAGTCGTATATCAGAAAAGTAGTAAGCGTTATAAGCGAAAAGGAGCGTCTAGATGATAACTCAAAGAAAGAAGGCAGTACTTGCATTATGGAAGTTATATAAAGCCATGAGTAATACTGTAGACTCACTCATAATCAACAGAGAAGATATACCTTCTGCTGATCAATGGATAAATGACTTAGAGTCTGACATGAAGGTAGTTAAAGAGTGGATTAGCGCACTATCTGACAATTATTAAATAGTCTGGTGCCCAGATCTGCGTTTGTACCATTGGCGTAGAAATTTGTAAAGTGTGTGGTTAAATGACTAGACTCCATAAAGTCTCCTACTTAATCAAAAATCTAGTAACAGCCAGACTTTTCTTCCCATAAAACAATTTAATACATCCATTACAAGGAGAAGTGATATATGAAAAAACCAGTAGCAGAAGTAAATATTAAGATATCTAGTGAAAATGGTCATTACAAAGCCAACACTTTCGTCAGTATAGACTCTGACGATGTAGAGGCTACTCTTGCTACACTAGAAGCTTTAGGCGATTTATCAGGAAAAATTATCAATGAAAAATCAAAGGAACTCGTAAAGAATATCTTTGAGGGTATTGTACCAGATGACGAGCTAGAGAAACTTATTACAGATATTGAGAAAACACAATGTTCACACTAATTTGGATACTATTTGTGATGTTTATTCTTATTCTTGTAGCTATCTCAGAGTACAACATAGCTAAGCAAGACGAAGAATGGATGAAGGAGGAAAAATGGAAAAAGAAGTAAAACCTTATTACGAGGATGATTATCAATCACTAGATGAAGTCGACACAGCAGATTTACTAGAGATGAAAGAAGGTGCATTAAACGACTTAAACGAAAGTGAACGCACAATTCATCGTATAAATCAGATATTAGCTAGTCGTGCAATCTATGCCACACAATTGGAGTTATTTTAAGGAGTAAGAAATGAAATACAAGCTTCTAAAAGATACGCCCACAATTAAGGCTGGTACCATTTTTGAAGAAATCGTTAATATGTCTGATGGAACCAGAGAGCTAACTGTGGCTGTACCAGGTGAAGACACACCACAAGATCCTCAATTCACAATTCAAAATATAGATAACTTTGACGAGTGGTTCGAGGAAATCAAAGAACCGACAGACAGTATTCACTGGAAGCCAAAAATAGCCGAGAAATACTTCTACATTAACGAATATGGAGATGTGGAGTGGGAAGTCTGGAACGACGACGATGTGGATAACAGACTTATGGCTATGGGTCTTGTCTATCGCACTGAAGAAGAATGTGAAGAAGCCCGCGACCGAAGGCTAGCAGAAGTCAGACTGAGCCAAACCTCGGACTTTAAGCCAGATTTTGAGAATGGAAACGGCGGGTGGGTTGTTTTTTACAGTTATGCGGATAAAGAACTCCACTCTATGAGAGACAGTTGTACTGACAGTGGTGAGCTCGTACGTTACGAAACCGAAGAAGAAGCTAAAAGGTCTATCAGGGAAAACAGAGAAGACTGGTTGATTTATTTTGGAGTTGACCCGTCCGATACAAATGAAAGCTAAATGTACCCTACGGGGGTAAGGAGGAAGAATAATGGCTGGCAATAGGCAAGGCGGACTTAAAGCCGCTCAGAAAAACCTAGCGGGCAACCCTAACTTCTATGCAGAAATTGGACGAAAGGGCGGCTCTGCTACATTTGCAAGTCACGGAAGCTACAAGGGATTTGCTCAAGATATTGAATGCGATTGCAATTTAATTGACGGTCCTCACTTTGTAAAAAAGTGTGCTGGAAAACGAGGTGGTCGCATAAGCAGACGTAAGTAAACGGGTACAAATCGTACCCAGTTGAAAACCATATTCGACACTTGTCGAAATTGGTTTAGAACATTAACATCAACCGTAGAGCTGGACAGATGATATGCACAACTCCTTTCTGGACGTGCCACACCCACCCGGCACGTGACCAAAAATCGTGGAACGTTGTGAGTCGCCTTTGTGGATTTGCGCGCAGTGCAACGTGTATCGTCTGTTCAACTGGTAGCACCAACGCACCTTTTTTGTTTACCGGGAAAAAATTGTATGCCTATTTTTCTATTCTACACAACTATCATTTGGTGCTATCAACTGGCGACATCAATCCTTAAAGTAATTAATCAATGATATACACTTGGTGTCGCCTTGCCCCAGTTCTGCGGTTGAAATTAGAACACATAACTAAATAGGGGGGATCATATGTTTTCAATACATCCAATAGAGGTGATGTGGGCACAAGCACCAGAGGACATTAAAGTGAATTTAGCCCTTAGTCTTATAGTAGAAATACTTAAAATATCAGATGGCGGGCGTGCAGAGATTGTCCTTGATGATGGCAAATATGAGATTAAACTTAATAAGTTAGACTGAGAAACGAAATGGAAACATTAGTTTGTATTTTGCAAGCAGTACCGCACGCTATTTTTATCACTGGCTTAATCGTAGCTGGACATTGGGCGATTAAAAAAATCATTAAGGCAGTAAAGGAATACGACAATGTCTAGAATTAAATCAGCCAAGCGCTACAAGATATGGGGAAGTAGAGGCTTCTGCTGTAAATTTGAAGACGGATGCAAAGCTGCGTATGTAATCGCTAATCGAGTATTCCGTAGAAAAACTCGACAATATCTTAAGCTTGTTAAAAATGGAAGAGAGATAGAATAATGACACCTAAAATCGAATGGTGTAATTGGGTATTTGATTACACAGACAATATGGACAAGAATAAGTGGTTGGTAAAGCGCGATTGTTGCGATGACGAAATATTGCTTATCCGAGGTGACAGTAAAAACTGGAAAGCATATCAGGCATCACTAAAGCCGTACCGTATTGGAAGTTATCCTGATGCTGCCTCAATGTGTCCTAATTGCGGCAGGCTTGTGAACGGCGTTAATCCATATGACGATGGCGAAACGTGGATGAAATAATAAGGAGGTATAGACAATGAGTGAAACAGTAGGATATGTAGGAAAACTCACACTTCATAAAAAATATAAAGACGCTAATGAACTTCAAGCCAATCTACAGAAGTTCTGGCAAAGCATACCTAGAGAAAAACGTAATAAATTCTATCAAGACGTAGAAGAGATTGACGACTATGAACTAGAAGACAACGGCTATGTCATTATCGACAGAAATTGTATTTATAAGATTGAACTAGACAAAGAATTTGACATGGATAACAACTTCGTTGAAGTTGCTAAAACTCAAGATGATACTTATGAATTCATTACGTGGTTCTATAACGGCTCAACTGAACTTAGGGAAATGTTACAGGACGGTTTTGACAAAATAAGACAAGGAAATTAATTGAGGTGGATTATGGAATACACAACTCGCACAGACAAATCATGCTATTGCCATACATGCGATAAGGAATTTCACTATCTCGGTATCAATCGTCACGTCGCAATGCATCGAGATAAGCGACAGCGCTGTAAAGTTACTTATAACAGGAGTGAGAAGAATGAATAAAAAAGAAGACTTGTTTATATTCATAATATTTGTGGTGGGAATCATTGGTGTTATTGCATTCAATGTTTGGGTGTCTACAGAAGAGAGGCAAATAAGCGAAGCTGAAGCCCGCTGTAAATCGCTTGGTGGCGAGAGGGGCTATTCAAAATGCTACAAGGATGGGAAGGAAGTATGAAAATATACAAGCTCTATGCTAAATCACGAAGTGATAATCCTAATTTCCAAAAGCTAGATAGAAATATCCTGTCTGTGCTAAGTAGTCATAAGGATAACTATGAGTATGTTATTTACGACTATAAACATGATAGTTTAGTCAATGGTGGCGTAGCGGTGTTTAAGGACACTACTGGAAAATTTGCACTCACATGGCTGAAAGACCGACGTTGTTGGGATGCGTTCAGCCATACTCCGCTAGAGGATGGCGATTTGATGTGTACTCACTCGTTGGAGCAAGTCATATATTCAATGGCCATTGAATATATGTTTCGGGCTGAGGAAATTTACAGTCGCGAGAATATACGCAATTATGAATACTCTATTACTCTTAGGTTGACTATAGATAGAGTACTACGTAAGTTAAATGAAGTGGAGGAAAGATAATGGTAGACGAAGAATTGAAAACTCGTATTAAGTCCATTGTAGACAGGCTATCTTTTAGGATCGGCGATTTAACCCTGATGTACGATCATAAACAAGTTGACCCAGACGATTTTTACAAAGAAGTTAGTTGCATAAAGAGCGATTTTGTCGAAAGTATTATGGATCTGGTTAAAGAACATGAACAGCTGTTGGAGGAGAAATAAATAATAATGAAAATCTATAACGTAGAACGCAAGGAAGCATATGACCCAGACACGGAACCTAGCGAGATAGATGACGATGATTTGCAATATCTAGATAAAAAAGACTACGAGTATATTATCTGTAGTTATGCTCAGGATATGTGGTCGGGCGAAGGTGCGGCAGTCCTTAAAGATATAAATGGTAAGTTTATGTTTATAGAATTAGGTCATTGCAGTTGTTATGGTCCGCTAGAAGAGCGTAATCCGAAATGCATCTATTCACTAGAAGAAATAATTAAGTTGTTAGATAAGCATTGCAAAGATACTTATGGTGGATATGCCAAAGCTGTTGCTGAAAAACTTAAGGAATTGGAGGGATGAATAATGATGAAAGATAAGTCATCTATAGAAATAGAAACTAGCTGCACACCCGCACCTCGTCCGTATATTGTAGACGTTATTCATGTGCCATATAGAACTCGCGATAAGAAAAATATGACATACTACATCATAAAATATTCAGACGGTAGCATTCACAGTTTTAAGAAAGAAGAAGGTGAGACCGATAGGGCTAGTCGTCTTAAGGTTAAGGCTATTACTAGAAAATTTAAGGAGATAGTAGAGAAAAGGAAAGGTATTCAAAATGAAGGACGATAACGATGCGGATATAGCTGTCATACTGCTTTTTGTCGTGGCAGTCACCTGCATAGGACTTGTAATATCCAGACAGGAGGAAAACAAGAAAGCGCTAGAAGTAAAAAGAAAAACTGGGACTCAAGTTTGCCAGAGAGTTTTCGGTAAAGATTATGTATATCAAATACCAAAAACTATATACGAAACACCTTATTGTCTAGGCAATGACGGTACACGTAAATATCTGAAAAGGGATGAGAATGGAAACATTAATCAATAGATGCCCGTCAAAGTCATATATGGATAACTCAATAGTATGCGATAAATGCGGAAAGGTTATTAGATATCGTGGTGTGTATGGATATTCTCATATATGCAGTGGACATATGAAAGAAATAAACAGGCATTTCAAAAATGCTATTATGTTTGCAAGTACTCGAGAGGAGGTTCGCAAAGCATGTGAGGCGCGTGACTATGCTAATGCTCTATACAATCCAGAGCATAAGTATATTAGAAATAATGATATATAAAAGATATTTTTGGAGAAAGTTATGCATAAAAATACTATAGTAGGCTTTCGGCCGTCAGGTAGATTGCATTTAGGGCATTATGTCAGCGTGATAAAGCCAGCAATAGAATACAAAGCAGATATCCTGATAGCTAAACATCACGCGCCACTGTCGGAATCTGAATATGAGGAGCAAGCGTTGAGCGTACTCAGAATGTTCAAGTTGAGTGGTCAAGTTGTCGAGCAGAAATTGGATGTCGCTCTACTAGCTAAACTGTTAGCTGTAACACCTAGTCACTTACTGAATGCCATGCCGCAGTATAAGGCTAAAGAAAAGACCGCACTAATGCACATATATCCAGTGATGATGGCTCTAGATATTGCAGGTTACGATAGAGTAATTGTTGGCGAAGATCAGCGTCCTCACATCGAATTTGCAAGAGATATCCTGCCGCGGGTTGGGTTGAAGTGTCCAGATCCAATTTATACAAAATCCAAGATTATGGACTTAAGACATCCTGATCGTAAGATGAGTAAGTCTGAGCCAAAGTCGTGTTTATTCCTGGATGATGAAGATTATGAACGCAAGATCATGAAGGCAGTCACTGACGTCAAAGGATTGTCAAATTTGAGAAACATATACATAGAGTTGGGTGGTCGCTCTGATATTGAAAATATGAGTAACTACGATCTAAAGCGAGCGATTGTAGAATTATATAAAAGTCTCAATAATCTCTAAAAGAGAATCCGCCTTTTTCAAGGCGGATTATATCTCAACTAGCGACTAAACTAGCACTCGTAGTTTAGCACTATTTCTCAGCTTTCGCAATATCTACCAGAACCAACCGTCGAATATACTCACTGATGGTCAAATTAAGCTCTGCTGCCCGCTTGACGATTTGCTGGTGATCACTTTCTGATATTTTAACGTAGATATGCTTAGTCTTTTTCATTTGACCCTTCTGCCGGCTACAATGCCGCCGGCGAGGCTGTTAATATTTAATAAATAGCACTGACGGTAAAATATTTCAATCCGTCGTAGCGAATTTCAGCCTCTTCTGTACAATTCTGTAGCATATAGTCGATAGCTTCCTGTAAAGCTTCACTAGCTACGAATACCTCAGCCTCTTCATCGTCATCATCGTAAAAATGAATAGTACCGTCGTCATCAACTACTGCTTCATAATCTTCATACCTGTCTAAGTTCTTTACAGTATCGATAATCTGATCTAGCATAGCTTCTTCATCGAATTCAATAGAGATGTCTTCAATTGTTAAGTTTTCACTTTTGCTAAATCTTTTACGAAGTTCAGCGCGCATTATCTGCTCTAGCTCTTCTTTGTCGTTTCGCAAATCAGCGCTTGCTTCAAATTGTATTTCTTGAGTTGGTTGATCGTCTCGATAGAACCATCCTGTGTATGTTGCCATTTTATTCTCCTTTCGAGAGAGTTAGTTTAGTCGCTAGTCAGAGTGTTGTGCTGTCGCGCCTTAATTCTTAGTTGCGCCGCTTCTTATCTAACTGTCTTAAGTATAGCAAAGGTAGTGCCAAACGTCAATACCTTTTGTGAAGATTTTTGATATTTTATCAATATGATATAATTTAATTAACTCACAAGACGCGGGCGACTAGCGAGGATGTTGGTTATGTCCAAAACTACAGCCAAAAGCAAGCCTAAGTCTTCTAAAAAGCCGCCTACAAAAACACCTAAAAAGAACGGGCGTCCTACAAAATACTCTGATAAACTAGCAGATAGAATATGTCAGAAAATAGCAGAAGGCTATTCAGTACGATCTATATGCAAAGAAAAAGATATGGTCTCTATGCAGACACTTTTTCGATGGTTACGAGAAAATGATAAGTTTCGTGAGCAATACGCGCATGCATGTGAAGAACGATCATATGCGCAAGCTGAAGAGATTATTGATATTGCAGATAATGCTACTAATGACTATATGGAAAAACTTGAGGGTGACGGGTATATATTCAATAGCGAAAATGTTCAGAGGTCACGTTTAAGAATTGATACACGCAAGTGGTTGATGTCTAAGATGAATCCAAAAGTTTACGGCGACAAGCTGGATATGACTACAAACGGTAACGACATAGGAGTAGCTCTAAGTGCAAGACAAGCAGAGCAACTACTTAAAGCCAGAGCAGACCGTCGGGATTCTTAGAGAAATTGCAGATAACGGCTCTTTTGCTGAGTACTGCATTGCTATAGATCCAAAGTACCAACTGGAGTGGTTCCACGCTGAGATTGCTAAAGAGCTTGAGCAAGGATATCGTCGGTTGCTAGCGGGCGAAGATGTCCGATTGATGATTTTTATGCCGCCGCGGCACGGCAAAAGCGATACAGCCACGCAGAAATTCCCGTCGTGGGTGTTAGGAAAAAGCCCAAACATTCCTATCGTAGTCTCATCTTACTCTGCCGAGCTTGCGTCAGATTTTGGACAAAAAACTAGGGACATAATGCAATCTGCTACTTACACTAAGATGTTTTCTACACGCTTACGAGCAGACGCTAGAGCAAAAGGTCGCTGGATTACAAAACAGGGCGGTGGCTACACTGCCGTTGGCGTTGGCGGTGCATTGACGGGTCGTGGATTCAAAATTGGTATTATCGATGACCCATTCAAGAACCGTGAAGAAGCAGATAGTCCAGTAATCCGCGAAGCCCGAGACGGTTGGTATAAGTCAACCTTCTCAACGCGTGAGGAAGGTAATTCAATGATCGTATTTATTCTTACGCGCTGGCACGACGACGACCTAGCTGGTCGCGTTCTCAAAGCCTCACGAGATGCTAAGGCTAGAGGTGAAGCATACGATGACTGGAAGATAATCGAATATAAAGCTATCGCTACTGAAGATGATGCGCACCGCAAAACTGGTGAGGCTCTATGGCCAGAGAAGTTTTCACTTGAGAAGCTATTAAAAAAACGCGCAGAAATGGGCAGTTATGAATTCTCAGCACTCTATCAGCAAAACCCAATCGATGAAGAGAATCGCAAATTTAAGGAAGCATGGTACAAATATCGCGAGTTCAGCAACGTCTTACAGCTTGATACCTACAACGTCATGACGATTGACCCGCGAGGTACAGACGATGTAAAGCAAGGCACTGACTACATTGGCGTAACCCTTAATTTTATCGACCGAGAAGGCAAATGGAATGTAATATGCTATCGCACAAAACTATCCGCGACTGACCTTGTCGACCTCATGTTTACAAACTGGAAGAGGTACAATCTACACAAGATCGGAATTGAAGACAATCAATTTACTCAAGCCTTGAAGTCTGTTTGGGATGAGGAGATGATGCGCAGAGGCGTCTATATGGATGTCGAATTATTGAAGCATGGCGGACACAGTAAAGCATTGAGGATTGAAGCACTAGTGCCACGATATGAACGCGGAGGAATTTATCATATAAGACATGGCGACGCTAACTTATGTAAAGACTTAGAGCTTGAACTGAGTATGTTTCCTAAGGCAACCAATGACGACGCGAGCGACTCTCTAGCATATCAAGTACAGCTAGCTCAGCGACCAGAAGATGACGTAGGCTCAAGCTCATACAATCAATCATTAGCAGATAGCGACTTAACAGCAATGTGGAATTAATTAGGGGGAATATGAAAACAATAAAACCAGCAAATCATCAGGTATTTGCAAAAAAGCTAGAGGCGGCAGAGACTACAGCCAGTGGAATATTTTTGGTAAAGGATGCGGTTGACAACTTGTCGCAAGCAGAAATTATTAACGTTGGTGATGAGGTCAAGTATTTTAAGTCGCACGATCATGTTATTTATCGCGATTACGCAGCAACACAGACAAAGCTTGACGATAAAGATTATCTGCTAATATCAGACGAGGATATTCTAGGAAAAATAATTGAGGTGGAGGAATAAAATGAAAAAATTTGTGCCAGAATTTGGAAAAGTCAAAGAACAACAGCAGCTAGACGATAAGACGTCTGTAGTAGTTGAAAACAGTTATCAAAATCATACTGTTATAGCAACTAAGCTACACTATGAAGAACGTTTTCGAGTTGCGTCCATGGCAGAAGCACGTGATAAGGTCGACGAGTTGACACTAAGGATTGAAAACGACGATAGCCTTATCAATCCGTCAATCCGTTATGATGGACGCGCTAGAATATCATACAAAGGATCATTCGATGTCGTGTTTGAATATACCAAAATTAAGCAGGTAAAATGATTATTTTCACAACTGATTAAAAATGTGATATAATACAAGCGTAAACCACTGAAACAAACCAGAGTTTACTGAAACAACAGTAATCTTTGGAGTAATCAGTGGCTTTCTCTTTTTTAACGGAAGAAAACATTTTCGATCTATGTAGCGCCTCAAAAGACTATACGGAAAAACTAACGCAGGCTTTTGAGGAGTATTCCCGTCTTGCCAGAAATAAGCCACACGCTAAAATACCTAAAGCGTTTCCTAAAACTACAGACGGTACAGCAGCTTCAATTATCATTAAGTCTGCACGTCGTGCCGTCCAGCAATTGCCGGCTGGTGTAGTCTCTACTTCTGACGAATATAGTCCATGGCCAGTACTTGCTGAATTTGCTTACTTAAAAGAAATCCTACCTAACGCCAACGCCGAATATGACCTGATCCATAAAATGTGGATAACTATTGAAAATGGTGAGTCATTTGGGTCGCAGTGTGTCTTTACACCAGTAGCTTACAACGATGGCAAGCTGCTTCCAGACTATTTAATAGTCTCATGGCGTGACGTATTTATTCAACCTGGCAAAAGATCTGCTAGCGATAGCGACTATTTATTTGTACGCACGTGGTGGCAAAAGACTGACGTAGAAAAGCTTATCGATGCCGAAAAAGAACGACGCGACACTGCCAAAAAAGAGGGCGCGTTATACGAACCGACTTGGGATTTGAAGGCACTAGAAGAAATAAAAGAAGCTATTGTTGCTAAAGACTCTAAAGATCAGAGCGAAGCAGAGCAACAGTACTCACTTGATCCATCAGGTATTGAAATTATAACTGGTTTTCAAATTGGTCATAATGCAACCTTCTTTACATTCAATCCAGCCACTCAAAAGATTGTACGACGTAAGAAAAATAAAGACCCAAGGGCTAAGATACCCTTAAATTGGTATTTTTATGACGCCGATGGAGTCAATCCTCTGGGTCGTAGCGTCTTAGAGCTAATTGGTCCTCTACAAAACCTGATCGATAGCGATATGCAGGCTTATCAATACAACCGTGCCGCTGCATTGCGACCAACTATTAACGTATACGGAGACGTAAACGAGCGAACCCTTGAATTCAAGCCAAACGGTCTTAACAAAATTAAGAACCCAAATGTACGTATTGAAGCGATGTCTGTAGATACTTCAGCAATCCGCGACTATCCGAATCTATACGGCTTACAGAAGTCTCAAATGCTCAACCTGGTCAATAGCCCAGACACTTCAATTAGTGCAGAGGTTGGCAATCCAGGATTCGGTAAAACGCCACAAGCGCTCAAGACTCAACAAGCTCAATTGTCTATTGATGACAATGCATTGCGTAAAGGATTTGAAGCATTCTTTGAGGAGTGGAGCGAAACGGCTATTAACTTGTATTTTGCAGAGCGTGAAGGTGTAGAAATAATCCAGCTAGACACAGACACCGCACAGAGATTGCGAGACCTAGAAGAGAAAGGTCATGTACTAGATGGCGTAGTCCTAGATGACGATAATAAGGCAACTGTAGACTTCTCAAAAGCTAAGGGCGTACTGAAGTTTAAGATTGACGCGTCAACAACGAAAGTAAACAGCGAAGCGGCACAGCTAGATTCTCTGAAGACATTGATTCAGACGCTAGACTCTAGCCAATCACTGAACCAAGTAGTACCAGTAGATAAGAAATTAGCTGCATGGAACGCTATTGTTGCCAACTCTGGCATTGATGGATTAGACGAGCTAAAGGTTACAGAAGAAGAAATGAAAGAAATGCAGGAGGCGCAAACTCAAGCCGCGGTCCCTGCTACCGATGAAACAGCTACAGCCGAGATGGAACAGCCCGCAGAAGACGAGGCTCAGGTTGCTGAAGTCCCAGTAGAGCCACAAGAAGATATAGAGCCAAGTATTGTAGATGAATTACGACAGATAGGCACACCAGAAAACCTAATTGCTGAAGTACCAAGCATGATCCAGAAAGGATTTACAGAAGAGGAAATAATCGCATCGATTATGGGAGTTATCCAAAAGGAGGGTGAATAATGGACGAAAATCTATATCCGCGTAGTACAGAATATTACCAGCCAAATGAAGAAGAAGACAGGCGGGTAGAGGAGGCTAAGCAAGCCGAGATCAATGCTATTAAGCAAGATATGAATAAGTTGCAAAAGGTGCTTGACCGTTGGGACGAGCGCATTACCTTCTACAAGTCTACTGACGCTATACCAGAAGAAGTAATTACAGATAAAGAGAGACTAGCTATTTATATATCGGCAAATAAACGTATTGTAGAGATTTTAAGAGAGGAAAGGAGCTTCTTAGAGAGTGTAATTGACCAAGCGGCATAGTAAGGTACTCTGCTTTGGTTAGCTATCCTCGCTATTGGCTAACCAAAGGAGCGCATCTCACGCAACCCAGGTTCGTCACCTGCAATCGACGCTTAAACAATCTAATGAGAAGGAGGGGTACTGTGCCATCAGACGCAGAAAACCAAGAAGTCGTTAATACAGAGGTAGAGCAAGAGTCTACCCACGCTGAGTCGGCGCCAGCTGAAACACAAAACTCTGAGGCTTCTTCAGAGCCAGAAACCAAAGCAGTTATCTCAGATAGCGGCGAGGTGGTACATGTCAAAGTCGATAAGTCTAAGGAAGAAAGCAAAGACGCTGATTCTGATGACGAGTCAGACGAAGACAGGAAGCCGAAACGGGGCAAAGAGGCGCGCCGTGAACAACTAGAACGCGATTTAGAGGAAGACAATCGAGCTATTCGTGAGTTAGTTGCTAAACGGAACGAAACTAGAGCTTATCGCCAGCAATTGGAGCTTGACGCACAGAACGAAAGCACATTTCAACCTGTACAGCCACAACAATTGCCAACAATAGATCAGATTATGGAGATGGAGAACCCAGAGACTGGTGACTTCTTCACAGAATTTGAAGCTAAGGCGGTATTGCAGAACCTACAGTTGCAACAGCGACTAGATAATATGCAACAAGCTCAGGAGCAGGCGGCTTATAAAGCCCAAGTCGAAGCGTCAAGAAGTGATTTGTCATATAAGGCAGATATGGCACTCAGGGATTTCCCAGAGTTTGATCCAGAATCTGATCAATACGATGAACATCTTGATAACGCCGTAAACGGGTATCTGCAAAGTGTACTTGTTTACGACCAAAACGGCGATGTCATTGGCTCAAAGACAGATGTATATCAATTATATAAGTCATTCCACAAAGACGGTGAAGCACCTAAGCAACGCGCTGTGATTAATGACGCTGGTGATTTCCGTGGAGGCGGCACTAGGATCGTTAAACCATTCGCCAAGCTTACTACAGAAGAGAAGGAAGAATATCTCCGTCGACAAGGACATGATATTTAAGAAAGGTTAATAACATGGCAACAAACACAACCGCAACGCTTTCTGCCGAGATGATCCAATACCTGGAGGAAAAATTCTTGGAGCGAAGCGAAGCCCGCACAATTCACCTAGAAGGTGCTAAAAAGAAAACTCTAGGAAAAAACTCTGGTACAACGGTTACCTTTACAAAACGATCACCATTTGGCTTGGCTACAACGCCATTGACAGAAGGTGAAAACCCACAAGACGAAGCTATCCGAAGCAACAAAGTCGTTGCTACTCTACGTGGCTACGGTAAGTGGACTAAAATCTCAAGCATGCTGTACAACACTTCAATCGACCGCGAGATGAAAGAGACGATTGAAACTATGGGTCAAAATGCAGGTGAAACAATCGACGCATTGGTCCGTGACGTATTGCATCAGGGTGCTACAGTACAGTTCGCAAATAAGAAAACTGCATTGAACGGTATTACTGCTGATGATATCTTGACGGTAGCAGAAATCCGCAAGGCTGTACGTACATTGAAGAAGAACAACGCAATCCCATATGCAGACGGATTCTTCATTGGTAAGGTTGGTCCAGATACTGCATACAACATTACTGGTGATACAGCTTGGATTGACGCTCAGAAGTACACTGGCCGTGCAGAACTGTACAAGGGTGAACTAGGTCGCTTGCATAAAGTCCGCTTTATCGAAGCGTCAAGCAACCAGAAGGATGAGGCAAGTACAACGACTGTCTACTCAAACTTCATTCACGGTCAAGAGGCATTCGGTGTTGTCGACTTAGCTGGTAGCGGCTTGAAGAAAATTATCATCAAGCAGTCAGACAAGGGCGATACATCTAACCCACTCAACCAGTTTATGACCATTGGTTGGAAGGCTGAGGCATTTGCGTCGGCAATCCTTGATCCAAAGTGGATTATCAACGTTAAGACTGGTGCTAAAGACTAGTATTTAATAACAGTAAGGGGTGGTTAAACACTGCCCCTTACGACCAAAGAAGGGAAACGATAAAATGGCAGAGAAAAATACAACCGCGCTTACAGCCGAAGAGATTATCGCCAACGCTAAAAAAGAGGCTGAGAAGATTATCGCTAATGCAAAAGAAACTGCAACTAGCGGTGAAATCGTAAGCCGTAGCGTATCTAAGGAAGATATCATCGAAGCATACAACAGCGGATTAAGCCACCTAGAGGTTGCTAAGAAATTTTATGGCAACACAAACGATGACAATATGCAGAAGGTTATTGCAGTCATTGAAGAAGCAGTACCATCAGGGGATGACAAAGACCCAGAGGTTGAAGTCACTGATCCTTGGATTGGAGCTTAGTAGATTATGGACTGGACGAGAGAGGGCGATCTAACTAGATTACATAAGGTGTTTAATGACCCTCTTAAGTCCCGTCACGAGCGCAGATTAGCCCACGACAACATTGCAGACGATGATGGCGCCGTAGAGAGAATAACTGAAGAGATACACGAATACTCACGACGTGCAGGCTATAGATAGCTACTACAACATAAACAAATCAGACCATTTCGTTGATATCCACGAAATGGTCTTTTTGCTTGATATATGATACAATAACCTTACAATTAAGCACGAAGTGTGACTCTAAAAAACGAGAGCGCGTTGTCATCCAAAAAAGAAGGAAGCGTGCG